TAAAGAGAGCCGGATATAGGTGTCAGGCGTGCAAGCGGTATGGAAGATCAGTTGATGCAACGACTGTTCACCATATTAAACACGTTGACGAATTTCCCGAACTTGCATATCAAAGCAACAATCTTGTAAGTTTATGTTCAGCATGTCACAATAAAATGCATCCGGAGAAATTCAAAAAGACAAATATCCCCCCCATAAGATGGAAATTTTGACGTGTAGGGGTGAACGGAAAAGGGGGCTATCTATCCAACTCCGCAGCAAAAATAAAAAAGGGGGTAAAAATGAACGAAATACAAATAAGAGACGAGTCTGAATACAATGATATATATACACAAACTGTAAAAGACATGCAGTCTCTGGGAACATATAAGCCGGAATTTATGCCGATAATTATGCGCTATGCAGAAATGCGTCTGCAATTTTCTTTTTTAATGAGTCAATGGTATGAAAGCGGATGCAAGATCACCGATACATACACTAATAAAGCAGGAGCAACAAATCAAAGGAAAACTCCTTTATATCAATCGGTTGAGCAGCTTAGGCAAGAACTTACCAGCATAGAAAATATTTTAGGAATTACACCTGCCGGTTATAAAAAGATCAATGAAAAAGGACTTTCGCAAAAGAAAGGAAGTGCTTTAGCAGAAGCGCTGAAAAAGCTTGAGTAAACGACATCAGAAATACAAAAAGTATAAGAATGCAAAAGAAGTTTTTAAATATGCGGAAGGTATCCTTAATGGAAAAATACCTGCAAATAAATATCGGAAAAAAGGAATTGAGCGTTTTTTAGATGATATAGACAGCGGTCAATATGATTTTTGTCCTAAAGACGCTGAATTTTGCATTCAGATTATTGAAACAACTTTCTGTCACCAGCAAGGTGAAAAGCTTGACGGAACTCCGCTTAGAGATACACCGTTTCTGCTTGAACCATATCATAAATTTATAATTTATAATCTTCTGGGATTTAAAATAAAAGGCACAAAAATCAATCGTTTTCACGAAGCCTTTATATATATTCCGAGAAAAAATATCAAGACATCTTTTGCAGGCGCTCTTGCCTATGCTCTGGGACTCCTTTATAGGCGAAGCGGTTCAAAGATATATATTGTAGCAGCTGCTCTTTCCCAAGCAATGGAAAGCTTTGGATTTATTAAATATAATATCGTCCACATGGGAGAAGAAGAAAATTTCAGAATCATAGACAACAATAACGAACATTCAATATCGTCAGAAATTGAAGACGGAATGTTTTATGTACGTGCCCTTCCGGCAAATCCGGACAAACAAGATTCATTCAATTGCAATATAGCGATTGCAGATGAAATTCATGCATTTACAAAGCCTAAGCAATACAATCTGTTTAAGGAAGCCATGAAAGCCTATACCAACAAGCTTATGATAGGCATAACGACTGCCGGCGACAATATGAACAGTTTTTGCTATAATCGTCTGAAATACTGCAAAAAAGTTCTTGATAAAATAGTTAAAGACGAACAATATTTTATATTTATAGCTGAAGCTGACGCAGATGAAAGCGGAAATATTGACTATACAAATCCACGTGTCCACGCTGAAGCTAATCCGGCTTACGGAGTTTCGATCAGACCGGAGGATATACTTAACGACAGCCTTCAGGCTCAGAACGATCCGCAGCAGCGAAAAGACTTTTTTGCAAAGTCCCTGAATGTTTATACCACAGCATTAAAGGCATATTTTAATATTGACGAGTTCAAGCGGTCTGACAGAAAGTATAATTGGACGATTGATGAACTTGCAAAAATGAATCTCACATGGTATGGAGGTTCTGACTTATCTAAGCTTTACGATCTTACCGCTGGAACGCTTGCGGCGCTTCACGGTGATATTCTGATCTTAATAACTCATTGTTGGTTTCCGGTCGTTAAGGCAGCAGAAAAAGCTGATGAAGATAATATTCCTTTGTTTGGATGGCAGGACGATGGCTGGCTGACCATGTCAAATAATCCTACAGTAAATCACGCAGAAATAGTTAATTGGTATATAGCGATGCGTAAAAAAGGATTTAATATCAAGGAAGTAGGACATGACAGAAAATTTTGCCGTGAATACTTCAATTTGATGAAAAAGAGCAAATTTAAGATCATAGATCAGCCTCAGTATTTTTATAAAAAATCTGAGGGCTTTCGATATATTGAAGATAAAGCTAAAAACGGCAAACTTTACTACCTGCATGCAGAACCTTTTGAATACTGCGTTCAAAATGTAAGAGCTGTAGAAAAAACAGACGATATGATACAGTACGAAAAAACCGGAGCTAATGACAGAATCGATATATTTGATTCATCGGTTTTCTCAGTTGTGCGAATGCTTGAAGCTATGGACGAGGGCGGAACTGTCAAGACTTGGTTTGGAGGTAAAAACAATGAAAAAAATTAATTTATTCCAAAAGAAAACAAGAGCAGAGCCATCAATAAACAGCTATGCAGCTCTTTGGATGCGTGGCGAGGACGATATACTCCCTACCGGTTATGTTTCTCTATCTAATAATGCTGAAATACTCAGGAATGTATATAAAATTGCCGATTCGGTATCGAATATGACTATTATGCTGATGAAAAATAGTGAAAACGGAGATATCCGGCTGAAAGACAGACTTGCAAAGAAAATTGATATTGCACCTTGCAGCTGGACGACAAGAAAAAATTTCATATTCAAAATAGTTACAGATATGTGCATTTACGGTAACAGCGTGGTTTATCCGGAATTTGACCGTGACGGTTTTCTGAAAAATCTGATTCCGTTAAGTGCAAAATCTTGCAGTTTTTATAAAAGTCCAAACGGATATGAAATAAAATACTCCGGTAAAACATATAGTCCGGATGAAGTTCTTCATTTTTCGCTTTATCCGCATCCTGAATATTTTTGGAAAGGTCAGGGGATACGTCCGCTTCTCGACGACAGCATTGAAACTCTTATTCAAGCCAACGCAACAAAGAAAGGCTTCATGAAGTCTAAATGGAAGCCCTCACTTGTGATTGCGGTCAACGGTGATGCTGCTGAGCTTCAGGACCCTGAAATGCGTCAAAGCATTTTAGGAAGTTATCGTGACGACACGGAGCGAGGTGAACCATGGCTCATTCCAAGCGGAGAGATTGATGTCAAAACAGTTCAGCCGCTTACGCTGAAAGACCTTGCCATTCAGGAAAGCATAACGCTTGATAAGCAGGTTGTTGCTTCGGCTATTGGAGTCCCCTCTTTTCTTGTGGGAGTCGGCGAGTTTAACGTAGAGGAATATAACAATTTCATTAATACGATCGTCATGAGCTATGCTCGTATAATTGAGCAGGAGCTGACTAAAAAGATTATCTATGCTGATGACAGATATTTCAAGTTTAATTCTAAGTCTCTCATGCAGTATAGTTTGAGTGATAAGATCTCTTTTGCAAAGCAGATGGTAGGAGCAGGAGCGATGAACCGCAATGAAATGCGGTGTGAATTTGATTATTCGCCGGTTGATAATCCTGCTATGAACGAATACAACGTTCTTGAAAACTATATTCCGGTAGATCGTTTAGGCGATCAGAAAAAGCTAGATTAAAGGAGGGATAAACCATGAAGAATAAACGAAACAGCTACATAAAATCCGATTTCCGCACTCGTGATGAAACAAACGGAAAATACATATATGGATATTTTGTAGTTTTTGATCAGGAAGTACAGCTTTGGGATAACGTTTATGAAAAGATATCACGGAGTGCATTTGATTCCGCATTGAAAGACAGTGATATACGTGCGTTATTCAATCATGAAAGCGGAACAGTTCTTGGCAGAACGGCAGCAGGTACGCTGACTTTGCGTGCAGACAGTCACGGATTATTTGGTTCGATAAAGATCAACGAAAACGATACCGAAGCGATTAATATTTATGAAAGAGTCAAGCGTGGAGATATTTCCGGATGCAGCTTTGGATTTTATCCGATAAGTGAAAATGTTGAAGAACGCAGTGACGGTACTGTGTTATGGACGGTTACAGAGCTTGAATTTGACGAGGTTTCCGTCTGCACCTTTCCTGCTTATCCTCAGACAGAAGTCCATGCCAGAAGTCAGGAATATTTAAAATTGAAAAATGATGGATTAAATCGCAAAAAAATTGAGTTAAGAAAAAAATTGGAGGTATTAAAAAATGCTGAAAGCAATGAAATTAAGAGCTGAACTTAAAAAGCTCAAAATTGAAAAGGATGACCTTTCGATTAAATTTGCTGATTATAATAAAAGAAGCAAAGAATGTGAGACTGCACTGGATGAAGCTGAAACGGATGAAGATATAAAGACTATTGAAGCTGAACTGAGCGAGCTTGAAAAGGAAAAAAATGAAAATGATTATGGAAAGCAGCTTCAGGATGTGGATGAAAAAATATCAAAAATTCAGAATGAGCTTAATGAAATTGAAGAAAAAAAACCGGAATTAGGTAACGATGCTTCTGAAAAGGGCGAAGAAAGAGAGGCTGTAAAAGAGATGAATAAATACCAGACAAGAGAAATCCTGCGAACCGGCGCTTATTATGAACGTGAAGAAGTAAAGAACTTTTATGGTAAGCTTAAGAATATCCGTTCAATTGACGGCGAGGGACTTACTATTCCAAATGTTATCGTTAATCGTATCATGGACATTGTCGGCGACTACTGCAATCTTTATCCCCTTGTCGACAAGATTCGTGTAAACGGTACGGCAAGAATCCTTCTTGATACCGATACCACTCCTGCAAGCTGGATGGAAAACAAGGCAGCTATTCCTGAAGGAAACGTAGGTACAATTACCAATGTTGATTTTGACGGATATAAACTTGGAAAGCTGGTCTTTGTTGACAATTACATAATTCAGGACAGCATTGTTAACGTTGACGACTATGTTACAAAGAAAATAGGAAGAGCTTTGGGACTTGCCCTAAACAAGGCAATTCCGCTGGGTGAAGGAGCTTCAAAGAAACAGCCTACTGGAATTATTCCAAGCTTGAAAAGTTCAAATAAGGTTACGGTGACTTCAAATAAGCTTGCTGACATTGTTAAGCCTATCGGATTGATTGACACCGGAAAAGACAGCTGCGGAAATATTACAGCTGTGATGAAGCGTCAGACATATTACACCTATCTTTTAGAATATACGATCAACGTAAACTCGCAGGGTGAAAATGTTGGAAAACTTCCAAATCTGGCAAAGCCGGATATTTTAGGAATTCCGGTTATATTCAATAATTTTATTCCTGATGGAGCGATCTTATACGGAGATTTTGAAAAGTATACGCTTGTTGAGCGAGAAAACATTACGATCGACCGTTCAAATGATGTAAAATTCGCCGAAGATCAGACTGCATTCAGAGGAAAAGGAAGATTTGACGGAAAGCCTACCAATGCCGACGCATTCGTGCTTGTTACAATTGGCGCTGATGCTTCATCAGAAACTGAGTAAAATTTATGGAAACCGTTTTAAAGCTTTTCAAAATAGATCTAGGAATAACTCATGAGCTTCGAGATGAGCTGTTCAAAACTCATATCGAAGCCTGCCGCAAGGAACTTATTGAAAGAGGAATATACCTTGATTTATCAAAAACAGAAGATGTCAAACTTTTGTCTGATTATTCAGCTTGGACATACAGAACAAGAACAGAAGATATTCCCCTTTCAAAAAATCTTCAATGGAGAATAAATAACCGTAAGATTTCCGCAAGAGCGAAAGGAAATAAAAATGTCCCGACTTCATAATATTTCTTCAAAAGAAACAATGAGCCTTGACAATACAGTACATCTAATCCAAACGGAAACAGATGATGACGATATGCTTCAATCAGTTGAGACAAGATCAGAACCCAGGATTGTATTTTGTGCCGAACTTCCTCTTGCCCAATCCGAATTTTACAAAGCGGCTCAAAACAGCATAAAGTCAGCCAGATGTCTGCTTGTGAACAGTGAGGACTATAACGGCGAGTATTTAGCGGAGTATGACGGACAAGTATACTCTGTATATCGTATATATAAGCTTAGTTCCGGATTTACTGAGCTGTATCTTGAAGATAAAGAAGGTATAAGATGAGCAGTATAGATGCAGAAAACAGTGTAAATGCAGAAAAGTTTAATGATGAGGTAATGGAAAGCTTAACTCTTTATTCTAAACGTCTTCAGAAGGCGCTTGAAGTAAAGGCAAAGCAGCGAGCTGAAGAATTACTGAAGAAGATTAAGAAAGATCTTAAAAGTCAGACTAAAACTCATAATCATTTACGAGAATGGAAATTGGAACAAGGAACTACCGGAAGCGGACGTATTATCTACAGAGTAGTAAAAAAGTCGTATGGATACACGTTTCTTATTGAAAAGGGACATGAGATCGTCACCAATCAGGGAAAAATCACGGGCAAGAGGACACGTCCACGCCCTCATGTAGAAGCGAATGTAGAAGAAGCCGTTGAAAGTTTCAAAAAAGATATTGAGGAGTTTATCAAAAATGGAAATTACTGATATCGTCAAACGCATAAAGACTTTAGGCATCCCAATAAAATATCATCATTTTTCCAATCTGCCATCAACTCCTTTTGCAGTGTATATGATAAATAATGAACATATACACGGTTCTGACTCCTTAAATCTAATTCGTGATTATAAAGCGGCTATTGAACTTTATACCTCAAGGAA